AATACCGTGCTGAACTCAACACAGCTAGAAGAAAAGCAGGTGTGTATGGCAAAGGCGGTAAAGATTTTTCACACACTAAGTCAGGAAGATTAGTGAGAGAAAACCCAAGTAAAAACAGAGCTAGAAATCGTGCTAAAAAATGATACCAGTACTTCCTACTTATAAACATTACACACAAAACTTAATAGTCATGACATCAGGAGACGCTAAACGCCTATGGAGAAAAGCTATTAAGGAGGCAAACAATTATGAATGTATTTATTGCGGACAAAAACATTATGAATTTGATCTTACCATTGACCATGTACATCCCAGATGTTTGGGAGGTACTACCAATACTTACAACTGTGTTCCAGCCTGTAGA